GCTTGCGATCGACGATGAACTTGCCGAGGTTCGTAAGGCCATCTCGTGGAAGCCTTGGCAGCACGATGATCCGTACGCAGACCGTCATGAGATCCTCAAGGAATGCGTAGACGTCTTGCACTTTGTGGCAAACATTCTTTGTGCCGCAGGCGCGACGGATGAAGAACTTGACAAGGAATACCTCGCTAAGATGCAGAAGAACGCTGATCGTCAGAAGAACGGTTACAAGGTTCTTGACGCTGGCGTAAAGTGCACCTCGTGCTTTAGGGCTCTTGATGACTACGATGTAAGCCAATGCCCAGAGACATTCTGCCCAAGCGCCTTAAAAGGATAGACGATGATCTACATATGGGAAGACGCCGTCAATCTAATTATCTCAATTGGCGACGTTCTAAGGGTAAAAAATAATGCGTATACCACCGATGCTGGTAAACTTCACAACGGAAGACTTGTTAAAGTTACTAATATCAAGGACGGTGACGTTTATGTCACTACCGTTGACTACAAACTTCCGCACCTGACTTCAGCAAGACACCCTATGTACAAACTAGAGAAGAAATTAGCGATAACCTAAAATGGGAAAGCTTGTGAGAGATCATATTCCTAAGATCATTAAGGACTCAGGAGAGCACCCGGCTGTCTACATTCTTCCACAGGAAGAGTACCGTAGAGCTCTTCATCGAAAACTATATGAAGAGACTAATGAGCTAATTGAAGCGGACGAAGAAAAGCGTCTGATGGAGCTGTCTGACATCTACGAAGTACTTACATGTCTTGCTGAAGAGATCGGCCACAGTGAGGCTGATCTAATCAACGCGGCGTACATGAAACGAAAGACCAACGGATCTTTTAAGAATAGGTTCTACCTAGTGGCTGTTGGCAAGGTTGATCTTTCTCCCGTGCTTGATAGATTTGGCTTTGGTTGGCCAAAGATGATTGACTGTGGTCAAGGTTGGCACGGAATAATTCACGACATCGACAAAGAACTAAGTTCTATCGACCCAGACTACACAATTCAACAGATCAAGGAAAAATTCGGTGGGCTACGCTATTATTGCGCCACTTCAAAGCCAGAAGTTGCAGATGAGATACACAAGGTCATTAGAAAATATGAGCAAGTCGCGTGGGAAACCTGTGAGATGACAGGCAATCCCGGAGTTCTAATGAAAAAAGATATGTGGTACAAAACTCTTGATCCAAAGGAAGCACCTAACGGGTTCAAGGTTGTAGACAGAGAGAAACTTCTAAATGGCGAAGCTAGTTCGTAATGCTCTTAAGTGCCTAACCTGTGGCACAACAATTGAATCGTTACATAGACATGACTACGTTAAATGTGACTGCCCGTACGAATCGGACACCGGTGTATACGTTGACGGTGGGCTCTTGTATCAGAGAGTTGGATACGGAATTAAAGCAGAGTTTGAAGATCTTAGCGAATACGAGGACTGACAATGAGACTTAACGTTCAAATGCAAACAACAGGCAGAACTCTAGAAGAACTTACCGAGTCGCTGCACACAAAGTGGCGCAATTTTGTTGACGACCAAGTGGCGTCTCTTCCCATTGACTCGGAGATCTACGTGCATCAGCCTGATGAAAACCCGGATACAGAGTTCTATACCGCTACGTTCACAGCAAGAGTAAAGTTGTAGCTGATGAAAAAAGAAACGCAAACAAGCCCAAGACAAGACATGCTTGCGCAGGCAGGTAGGATCATCTCTGGTGAAAGAGACACTCAGTACGGCGGACCAGAGGAGAACTTTAGCAGAATTGCAGAGATCTGGTCGGTGCTATTTGGCAGAGAATTCACGAACGAAGACGTGGCAATGGCGATGGTAGCAGTCAAGGTTGCCAGATACGCTTCTAATTCTGGCTTTCAACCTGACACGTGGGTTGATATCGCTGGGTACGCCGCGTGCGGATACGAAGTCGGACTAAATGTTCAGCCGCTACAGTAAGACGTGGTAGAATTTACATTGAATAACGTACGAGAGGAACTACGATGAGCACACCTACCTTTATTGACTGCAACGGCCTTGCCGGCTTTATGAGTCTTGGCTTTGTTAGATCAGGGCTTGAGATGCAGTTGCGCACTGGGACTCTTAACTTTGGAAACCCGGTCGCTGAAGCGAATAGAAAACACCTTGGAAATCAGTGGACATCGTTCTTCTCTGAAGACTCGAATGAATGGCCTGAAACTCCTGTTGATGTAGTTCTTGGTTGCCCACCGTGCTCCGGCTGGTCACTTTGGTCCGGCCCAACTAACCGCGGACCCGATGCAGCAGCGCACGAACACACCCGTGCGTTCATGAGATACGCCGCTAGAGTCAAACCAAAGATGGTTGTCTTCGAATGCGTACAGCAGGCATACACGCAAGGGCGTTCTGTTATGGTGCAATATCGTGACATGCTTGAAGAACTCTCAGGCAAGAAGTACGACCTGTATCACGTTAAGCACAACAACCTAATGCTTGGTGGGTTCTCGTACAGAATGCGATACTTCTGGGTTGCTGTTGAAAGCGGTATGCCATTTGGCGCGCACGCAGAAATGCCGAAGGAAATGCCAAAAATGTTTGATGTCATCGGCGATCTTGAGAATCTAGAGATCACATGGAACAGACAAAAATACAATGCTGAACCGTCAAAGTACGTTACTGATCTAAGAAATCAAGACGGCTACGTTGATGGGCACATGAACAAGACAAATCTTGAGTCACAAAGAATCCAAGAGATCTTCGACATTCTTGGAAATGAAGGCTGGAAGCCGATGGACGCTTTGAACATCGCTCTCAAGGACGCCGTTGAAAAGAACGGGGACAAGTTCCCACAGTCCTGGGCGAACAAGGAAGACAAGATCCGCCTTAACGATTTCTACATGGGGTTCTCTCTGCCGGCTCGTTGGGACGCGCAGTCGTTCTGTCATGTTATGACCGGGAGTGCCTTAGATCACATCGTGCACCCGACTCAGCCGCGACGAATCACCCACCGCGAGGCGGCACGAATTCAAGGCCTGCCTGATAGCTGGGAATTCACTAGCGTGAATAACTATTCAGCTCTTAGCGCAACATGGGGCAAGGCAGTTGCCGTCCAGGCAGCTACTTGGATCGGTGAGGCCACCGCGGCGGCACTTAAAGGCGAGCCGAATGGCCCTCAGGGCGAGTTAATCGGCGATCGCGAGTACTTACTTGATACCGACAAGGGTTTCAGCCGCAACTTTGTTAAAAAGAACTTCTATCAATGATCTGTAGCGCATGAATCACAGATTCTTACGCCGTCCTGATATATTAGTTGTTCTAACTAGTGACGGAGTGACTCATGCAATCTTTTCTTGTATCTACAGACTCTTTTGAGGCTACAGCATCTGTAATAGACAACAAGCGTCTTCATAAACAGACCCTTGAGGCATGGCAGTGCCTACTTACAATGTGCAAACTTGACCCTGACGGCAACGATCGAGAACCTAAGGGCTGGTCAAGTCACCCAGTTGTCAAGATGTGGCGAGGGCATGAAACACTGCTTGTTTCGTACATCTCGGCGACGTACTTTGAATGGCGTTCTCGCGGATATAAGTCAACGTTGCTTGACAAGACGTTCCGCACGTACGACAAGGCAGTTGATCTAGGTAGAATCTCGTCTGAGCTGACGGTGCCATCGTGGATGCAAGACATAGAGTACTTTGAAAGACTATGCTCGACTCACCGAGTTGCTTTACTAAACAAGAACTACGACTGGTACTCGCAATTCAACTGGGCCGAGGACAGCGGGACTAAGCCAGAAGGCTACGAATACGTTTGGCCGCACCAGGACGGGTACGTATTGTAGTCATGCGCCGCTTTGTAGGCCACTCAGATCGGTTCTAAGCCGCTAAATAGCAAAATCAATCCACATATATACGTCTTTTGGCACGGTGACAGGATACAATTGACATATTATGAAAGACTCTAGAATTGGCGAATCCTTGTGGGACGAATGGTGCGGAGAAGATTTTAATTTATTTTCTCAGGACCTATCTACTTTTTTCACCATCGGGCACATCGATCTTGAAAATGACATCGTCAAAAGAGCACTTGCATCGGCTCTTCAAAGAGACGGCGTTGCTGTCTCTCTTGGTGAAGGTTACCGTCTTTTAGACGATGTTACACCGATGCTTGGCTACGCCGGATTAGTAGACGGCGATAACGAAATGACAATCTGCGCTCAGGACGGAACGACACGAGACGGCGACATCGTTGATGAAGCCTTTAAGGTCACCTGGGTGGAGATTCAATGCCAAAAGGTATAGGCGATTTTGAGTGGCGCGATGACGCCGAATGCGGTAAGAACAAGAACAAGCACATGTCTTCATTCTTCTTCTCATCGGTGCCTAGAGAAAAATATGACGCAAGAAATCTATGTTTTACCTGCGACGTCCGCAAGGAATGTCTAAAGTACGCTCTCGAGAACAAAGAAATCTGGGGTGTCTGGGGCGGAAAAGATGAAGCCGAGATTCGACGAACTCTGTCTTTATCTCACGAAGGCAAGGAGATCCGCAGAACGCGATTTCCAAACTGCCCGTACTGTGGCGCTCGCCCGGGTAAGCTATCGGTAATTGTTGCGCCGTCACCTGAAGGCGGCCGGTGGACAACAATGAAACTAGTCAAGTGTGCTGAATGCGAGTTCACATGGAGAAGTCGTACGAGCGCAAACGCCGTAACCGCGTATCATTCCGCTAAGAAAAAAGCAGAAAATGAAAAGAAAAAGAAGGCCTAGGCTTCGTCTTCGTCTTCAGTAGTGCTAAGTGCAGCGTTTAGAGCTGACACTGTCGCCTCAAGGATAGCAATCCTCTGCGCCTGCTGCGCAATTTGCGACGTAAGACTTGTGATAACTTTTTCTATGTCTAGTTGTAAATTTTCATTCATTTTCATTCTCCATCTATTTGTAGCTTACGGCTTGTGCCAATAAAATCATTGAAAAATACTAACACGCAACGGCGTCTAATTGTACATTAGACATTATTATTCTCCTGTTGTTAGTGGTGCTATCCAGTTATTCCCGTCAAACTTCCAACCGTATGTAGCATTTAAGTTTTCACTACATGGCAAAAGAGTAATTCCTTCAGGATTGTAAGGTGATTCCCCATCCCAAATACTAATGTTGACAACAATACCTTCAGCGTTGAGTTCTAAGTATCTTTCCATTATCCGAACACCCAAATCCTTATTTCTCCGTTACCGCCTGAGCCACCGTTACTTCCGTTGCTGTTAATTCCAAAAGCAGAACCGCCTCCGCCTCCGCCACCCGTGCCACCATTGGCTTCAGTGCCACCACCGTCACGACCTGTTGCTGTGCCATTGCCACCGTTACCTGACTGACCTTCAGGGACATACCAATTTGTACCAGAAGACCAGCCTACGCCGTTGTAACTAGTACTTGACAACCCACCAC